GCACGATACTTGATAGATGTCAAAGTTTCTTGAGCAGCACCACCTTCAGCAGAAGAAATCGATGACACTACAACGTTAGAGAATCCTGAAATGGTTCCTGTGGAAAAACTGTTAGCGCGATTTGCTGTATCACCATCAGTTGCCAGATACGAACTAATGACAATATTACCATTTGCCAAGGATTTGCCAATGACTCCATCTCCAAATCGTACTTTATATTGATTGTTGACTGAAGTATCCAGAAAATACACTTGACTGGTGGAGTTAGCAATCGTCGCATCGGTAGAAAGAGTAAACGTTTTTGTAGAAGTGTTGGTGCTAGATTCCTGAACAAGCACCTGTAGCGTGGTCGTATCAATAGTGCTATCCGGCAATACAAACTCACGACGGGGATTCGTAACATTATTATACGTTTGTTGATACACTTGTGGTGTACCCTGTTTGAGTTCTACACCAGAGAAAGTAAAGACGTCACTATCTTTCAATACCGTTTGTGCTTTTGTTGTCATAAAGGTATAATTGACACCATCGACCGCTTCTGATTGAAACGACTGAAATCGCTCAAGTGTCAATGCCGATTGAGTGTTTCCAACAGGAGGCGCAACAACCACTGTAACATTTGCGGTTGCTGCCCGGGCTGAAGTGGGTGTATAATTGAGTGCCTTAGCATGCGACAGAACCGAATCACGCACAATCGCACTATCCAGAAACATTTCATTAGCGACCATATTGAGATAATACGCATTATAATGTGTGTTGTATGCTAACAGATCGATTAACACCGACAATCCAGATCCATCGAAATCATAATCTTTAAAAGCCGTCTGATTGCGTAGAAAATCCTTGAGATTAGTCTTGATAACTTCAAAGTCGAGTTCAGTAATTTGTAGTTTTTCTGGCATAATTCCTCAACTATCGTATTCGTTCAAGCAAAAAGGATGTGGTGAAAGGTGTGGGTTGAATGTCGATAAAAAACTCAAGTCGCACTTCATACGCATTGAGATCTTCTTTAGGAAGCACATCCACACGCCGAATGGTAGCACGAGGTTCAAAGTTTTTAATAGTCTCCTCAATAAATCGTTTGAGAGAATGAGCAGTTGACTCATCGACATTCTCAAAGAGCATCTGCCGAATATTGGATCCCAACTCAGGACGAAATGGGCGCTCATAATGATTTGTCATGATCAAATTGTAAACAGATCGCACAATAGCATTACCATCTTGTAGGGTTGTCACATCCTTCTTGATGGGATGAATGCTAAAATTGAGATCCAGATCTTTATAGATAGACATATTAGTATTTATTACAATCCACGAACACGAGGCACACTAATAGAAGGCAAGGGTGGCACCTGTAATTTTTGTAAAAAGCTAGGCACTCCAACTTGTTCTAAAATGAACTTAGCACAAGGATCACGCATCGCAGAGTTTAAAGCAAATCCAAATGCTGCGTTTTTGAGTTGCGCCACGCATTGACTCAAAAAATTAGTATCTTTGCTAACAATAGCAGAAATTTGATTTTTCAAATTAACTACCAGATCGGTAATTTCAGAAATTGCGACTATCCCGTTGTTTACACGAGTAATCACAGAATTAATTGATCCTGCGATTCCATTCAATTGATTTTGCGAAAATAATCCCGTCGTTGCACCGATAATATTCAAACAACCTTTTGACCCATCTATAAAATTCGACATATCATTCATCATTTTACCAATAGTGGCTATTTGTTCAAGCCCAGGGACAGTTATTCCGGTGCCTTGCAAAACACCCGAAAGACGATTCGTGTGTAATGTGAGAGCTGATAAACTAGCACTAAGATCGCTGAATCCTGTACCAGATAAAAAGGTTGCTGCATCCCCACTCGAAATAGAACCACCAGTTATACTACCTGATGCGATTTGTGTCAATTTGCTCTGAAGTGTGGTGATTGAATTAGAGACGCCACCAATAGCCCCAACCATCGGATTTGAAAACAACGCTGATCGAGCACTTGATGTTAACTCCGTAATAGCAGCTTTTGCTCCATCAGTGACACCTGAGGTAGCAGCACCAACGACACCACTCAAGCCTGGAATAACAGGAATATCAGTAGGAATACCAAATGGCATATTATCCTATAAACGTGCTATTTGACCCCTCAGCAATGAAAGACTCACAATCTATGGGATCACCAACCCGTGCTGCTGGCATACCGTTGATAAAAGTTGTGCTAGAACCCCCAATAACGATTCCTTCATGACAGGTGACACAACAATGTTCTTCATATTTATCACCCACTCGCAACGCAGGAATACCATCAATAAACGTGTCTGGCGAAGCTGAAATTGATGGTCTTGGTGGAAAACAATCATGCCCCGTACACATATCCCCTAATCGTGCAGCAGATCCCATAGATTATGTAAAGATAATGCCGCCAGGACCAGGCGTATCCTTCTCCCTATTCGCCAATAATACCAAATTTTTCGTATACAATCCACCAGGTGTTATAGGTGTTGGTTGTCCAGCAACTATTGGCCACCCCTGAGGATGATATGAACAAACTTTATTAGGAGCTGACGAAGCGCGATTACCTTTACGATTAAAACTTATATGAATCCATGCTGATTCTCCATATTCGAAAATCAATTGATCATAAGGAAGATTATCCTTTATCCATTTAGCCTTTTCATACAATTGTTTAGTAGACTGCCCTGGCCATTGAATATCTGCTGCTTGCCCCATAGGATGTTGTGATTTACCCCCAGCAGACTGCTCTGATCTAAATGCAGAATTGATTCGAAATCCTGGATATTGTTTCAGCAACGGCTCTAGAATATTTTCAGCCAACGCTTTTAAATTACAAATAATCTCTTCAGCAGTTTTACCATACTGTCCTCCCAAAGGAATCTGATGTTGAAAAATTGTTGCGTTGGTTAAATGTTTAAGTTTAAAGTGTGATGATAACTGTAATTCATAATTGATACTTCCTCCAGACAACGAAACACCTTCACATATTGTTTTTGGAGTAATCGCGTCTGGTAAAGGACGAGTATCAATAGTAGAATCTTTTGGAAGTGCTGCTATCGGAGGAGTATTTATTGGCGAATTTAAGCTTGCTGCGTTATTCGCATTTGCGCCCCCATCGATTGGTGCTTCTGATCCTTCTAGTGCAATTAATTTTTGCTCTGATTCGTCTGTCAATGCATCGAGTACATCTTGGGGTGGTTTCAACAAACTTGGCAACAATGGATCAATCATGATTATGCCAGGATTAATTTGTGTAGTCGCACCCTGTATGGTGACGGTCCCTGCGCTAAACAATGTAACAGAAGAGTTTCCTGACGTGATAAAGGAAGAGAGAGCGCCCAAATCAATATTATTTCCTGCTACTCCAGATATATTTTGTCCAGCATATGTTTTCACAGAATTGTTGGCAGTCATAATAATAGTATTTGCTTCCATCACAATATCTTTGGCAGCTTTAATATTGATGTTTTGAGATGATGTAATATTGCAATCACCTGCCACGTAAATTTGCTTATCGGCTAATACGAACTCATAACCAGCTCCGCTTGTTTTCACCACTACTGTGCCATCGTTGTGCATTTCGATAAAACTTCCAGATCGGTGATAGAAATGAATCCTCTCTGCTCCTGGAGTATCATCATATTCAAATAAATGCCCCGATTCCGTTTCAATTACCTTATTATAAGGATATTTGGCATAATAAGGAGTTGGAGGTTCATCGAATGTTCGCACATAGGTTGTTGGTGCATTTTTGACCACAGAGTCTTTTTTAGCTTGAACGATAGTCTCTTTAATCTGCTCATTTCTAGCCACACGACTGATTGTCGGTTCATTGATTACATTTGGGTATCGTTGAGCGTTGGGAAATTCGATAATTTTGACTCCCACACCCGAAGTAGATTGTAATTTTTGAGGTGGCCTTGGAGATTCTTTTAATTCAGAATCAGTTCGTGGATCTGAAAACCCCACAGTCTTATCTAATAATCGATCAGGAATGCCAGGCAAAATTCCCATCATCACAGGATGTTGAGCATTAGGTCCATCTAAATAAAAACCCATCACATAGTCGCCCTCTTTAAACATTAACATAGATGAATCAGTGAGTGGCATCAATGGATGCGCCCAAGGCAATTCAACTGTAGGAATCAAAGACTTGTCCGCTGTGTGCGCACCAGCAATGCGAACACGACACCGACCCAGTTTGAGTGGATCAAAACGATCCTCTACCACTCCAACCCACCACACAAACCCATCATATCCCATGTAATTTGATTCTTGTAACATTAGATACTTATTGCAGCTTTAATTAGTTGAGAAGTATTAAGTGTCTGTGGATAAGAAACTGCAGTTGATTCCTTTGCCAATTCCAAATAACACATATGACTTTGACGATTAAGCGAATGACGAAGAGCGGCGATAAAGTATTTACCACTATACAATTTATCAAGTGGCTTTTCTGTTTTATCAGGCATGATAAGCGATGGAAATTTTGCGTTTAAAACTTGTCCTACACGAAACTCTGTATCGCCAGGCATAGAAATATTAACGCGAGAAGAATGAAGCAACGACAAATACATATTACGTTGAATAAGCCACTGTTCAACTTTATTTGGAAGTGCCACTCCACTGAGACCTCCATATTTCAAGTTATCATGTCCCAAGGTCGTTGGATACATTCTCAAAAGAGAATTAAATTCACCTTCAAGAGTTGTGCCACGTCTCGTCATAAGATTACTAGTCATATTTTTATCATTTAGATGTTTGGTTTTCTTGAACATTTCCGACGAACTGAGATTCATGGATCCTATTCGCTGACGAACAGGATCAATTGTAATCACAGATCCGGAATACATTCCAGAAGAAATATTTTGAATAATGTCAAATCCGCATGGCATTTCCCATTCATACAACGTTTTTCCAGAAGTCTCTAGATCAGGTTCTGATTTATCTGTTTCAAATCCTAAATTTCTCGGTGATACTAATACATCTCTAATAGGTGTTCCCTGGCTCAAGAGTTCCAGTGGCGTAAAATGAAATCCATCACGATCTTCAAAAAAAACATAAGATGGACTCGAATAGATAGAATGTATTGCCATTCGGCTCAACCAATTAATCGCAAAAAATGGATTCCAATTTGGAATAACAATAGAATGAGTGCCTACTGTTGGATGTATTTGAGATGTTGGAATTTTTTTTGAATCAATTTTTAAATAATTACGAGCAATATCACGAACAATACTATCAATGGTTTTACTCTGATACGTTTTTGATACGCGACTCAATTCATTAATAAGTAATTCTTCAGAGCAAAAATGAAGAACAAACATTTCATTCTGTGCGTTGATACGCTTTCTATCTGTTAATTTATAAATGCGAAAGATTTTTGAATATTTTTGAGAACTTGATGGTTTTTCAAATTCCACACTGAAATATTCAAATCCTGTGATAGGCGATTTATTAATTAAATCATTCGAATCATGTAAAATAATATTGCCAGTAATTACCGGGCTCAATATGTCTTCATAAATATTAATTTCATCCAAAATCAATCGAACATCTATCACAGCGCCAGTACTACTAATAATACTTGCCGCAACGAGACGATAATCAGTCGCTAATTGAACGCCTTCTTCTGGAGGTTGCGCCATAATATACTATATGGAAAGGTTTGCAAGTTCTGTCTTAGCTAATGAAAGATAGTCAGGTTTTAAAAGTCGAATGTTGCGTTTGCTCTCATTCAGTGTTTCTTCGTAAGCATAACTCGATACGCTTGCGCGAGTGGTTGTAACAGTAACAGTAGATCCATTAGAGAATGCAAAAGATTGGGGCACAACTGAGGACAACGAATTATAGGTAGTCAGATCAATAATATAAGTCGCTGATGTTGAATTACCCACACTGTTCACCTTTGATATCGTTTTTGTGTAATGATGAATTTGATTTTTGGCTGCTGCTATCGATCCATATTGATTGATAATATATGATTGAAAATTTTGATAAGTTTTTGGCCAGTCAATAATGGGGTCTATAATATTGTTGAAGAGAGTCACCACCCAATAATAGTCCACACTTCCATACAATTTATCTGCAATAATTTCTGGCAAATCACTCTCTTTAACACTATATGGATAAAACAATCTAGCGTTTTCACTAATAGTTTCACGAAAACTAACTCGGCGAAAAATATTCGTGCGCAAATCAGGAACTTCCGTAGCTGACGGATCCAATGAATATGTCATGATGGGAAAATTACTGAAATATCGAATAGACATTAGAAGCCTTGCTCCACATCTTCTTTAGTGATATAGGATGTCTCTTTAAAATTCAATTGTAATTGAATATTTGTAGGAGTGCCATCTTCAAAAACTGCAAATTTTCCACTTTGTCCATAATTCACAGTCACGTTATCGAGGACGCATTGAGACTTAATTTTTCCTAATTGCCAAATCTCCCCCGTGCTACCATCACCCATACGCCCATAAAATCCAATATCAAATTGAGACGGAGGAATATAATATCTTCCTGCATCATTAGATATAAATTCAGGAGCTGAATGAAACTTAAACATTTGAATAATCTCAATAACAGACTCCGCTTCTTTTTTGTTGCGAGGAGCAAAAATAAATTCAAATTGAAATTCGCGTAACGTAGGTGATTTGTATAAAACTTCAACTCCAGGATTAAATGCATATCCTGTTGCTTGAACTGCTAAATTTGTTCCTGCATCCCCAAGTCCTAACCCCGTAGCAACACTTTCCGCTCCGGCTGCCAACGTAGTATTTGCCTTACCAGCAAACAGATTCCCAGCATTGCCGGTCACTGCCTTCATTATTCCAGATATCCATGACCTTCCCGTATTGAGAGCTTCCAAAGCCAGACCCGACTTTCCCATGATTTCCTGAACATTAGCCTCGTCCCAACTATTTTTAAAATTCCAATTCAACGTATCTGGCATATATAAAAGTATACTTTGCTTCGTTCCAACAACTTGAGGTCTAAAGAATTGCGAGACCTGCCATCCCGCACCCTCACGGTTGACATTCCCAGCTTCGCGTGTTTTCCATATGGCATCCTGTTGATCTTTCATTGTCCTAAATTGGTCTGAATCTCCAAAACTTAATTTTTCAGCATACTTACTGCGCATACTCATTAAAACATTAAACTTCATCCAGTACGAAAAACGTTTATTACTATCAACATCAAGTGGATATCTGAGTTGGCTATACTTAAACTTACTTTCTTCTAAAGCACTCAGTGCCCCTGTTCCCTTTTGAGCAAACAGCGGATTAATTGGATTGGGTTCAGCCATTGTAGAGTCCTTGTAATAAATACAACTGAGATTATTTATATGACCTATCGTGGTAAATTCGTCCCCAAGCACCCTCAAAAGTATCGAGGAAACCCCCATCAGATCATCTATCGATCATCTTGGGAACAGCAAGTCATGCGTCAACTGGATCTGCATCCCCAGGTAGAGTGGTGGGCATCAGAAGAACTACCCATCAAATATGTCTCACCTGTTGACCACTGTGTGCATCGGTACTTTCCCGACTTCATCGTCAAGGTGAAGAAGCAAGATGGGTCCAATGTTACCTATATTCTAGAGGTCAAACCCCTCGCTCAGACCACCCTACGGACCCCCAAACGACAGACGCAAAAGTTTCTACAGGAAGTCAAGACATATGCAGTCAACCAAGCAAAGTGGCAGGCAGCCGAAGAGTTTTGTAAGGACCATGGTTGGGAATTCAAAATAATCACTGAAAATGACCTCGGGCTCTAATAAATACTTCTATGGTTCAAACACTACTTCAGCGACTTGATGCGTCCCTAAAAAAAGAGGGATTGACTCCAGGCACTCGTAAAGCACAAGCATGGCTGTTACAAAAAACCAAGAATCTCAAACCAAGCCGTCAAGCCTTTCTAAAAGATCGCGAACAACAACGAAACAAAACGATTGTAGGCAGAATGTACCATTTCTTCTATGATCCCAAACTCAAAGAGACGTTGCCATACTATGATCGGTTTCCACTTGTTATTCCTATTAAGCAGTACTCAGATGGGTTTCTGGGGCTTAATCTACACTATCTTTCACCCAAAAGGCGAGTTCGTCTACTAAATAAACTGAGTGCATATTTAACCAATGATCAATATGATGAAAAGACACGGTTTCGGTTATCTTATGATATCCTTCAACGAGCAACCAATATTCCTGAGTTTGAACCCTGTCTGAAACGATATCTGTATCCTCATGTGGAGTCACGCTTTCTAGAAATTCCTGCTGAAGAATGGGATATCGCGTGTTTGTTGCCAACTGAACAGTTTGCCAAAAAGAGCAAAGACTTTGTACATCAAGAATCGGTGAGGAGTATCTAATGCCTGGAAATATTAGTGAATTTTTAGCAGATATTCGAGAACGCGGAATAGCGAAAACCAGTCATTTTGATGTACAATTAACTCCACCTGTGGTTGTTATCGAGCCTGATTCAACAGGCATCGCACCACTTTTAACACTTCGATGCGAGTCAGCTGAATTGCCTGGAAGACAGATTGGCACAACAGATAATAGAATCTATGGACCAATCTATAAAACACCCTATGACTCCATCTATGCTGAGACCACGTTCACCTTCGTAGACACAGCAGAAATGGATATTCGTAAATTTTTTGAAAGATGGATGAATGCGATCT